CAGTTAGCCCAACTGCCAGTGGATCAGGTGCAGGTGGTGCAGGAAGTGTAGGACTCTGTGCTGTTATTACATACTTCTGAGATTGAAAGGATTTTGTAACATTACAAAATGGTTAACCTAACGCCACAAGTTAAAACTGTGAATGGTAAGTCACTTGTCAAGATTGGCAAGCATCGAACCAAGGTTAGGAGTGCCAAGAGTTATAAGCAAAGTTTCATGCCGTATACCTCGAATAGATCGGGATACGGTAACTATGGTGCTAGTAGAAGGAAGATAGGGTTAGAAGCTTGGAGAGCAATTAGTGGTGATGCTGATGAAGATATTGTTTATAATTTACCTTTGCTTAGAGTCAGAAGCAGGGATTTGTTTATGGGTTCACCCGTTGCTGCTGCAGCAATTCTTACTCTGCGAACTAACACAATTGGAAATGGGTTAGTGGCACTACCACAAGTTGATCATGAGGTAATAGGAGTTTCAAAGGGTGAAGCAGCTAAGATTAACAAACTGATAAGTGACGAATTTGATTTATTTGCTGATACGGTAGAAGCTGATTGGAATAGACGTAGTACTTTCTATCAACTGCAGGATCTGGTATTTGTTAATCAGAATATCAGTGGAGATGTTCTTTGTTTGCTTCCTATGAAGCAACGTAGGAACTCTGTTTATGATACTCGAGTAAGGTTGATAGAAGCAGACAGAGTAATGAATCCATTGGCTATGCCAGCAGATGCTCCAAGAACAATCGATGGTCAACCACAGATATTTGGAGGTGTTGAGTTAACACCTGATGGAGAGGTAGATGCATATTGGGTTAGTCCTGCTCATCCTTTCGGGATGGGTTATGTTGCTTTACCTCCACCTGAACAGTTTGTTAGGATTCCTGTGTATGGAGAATTAACAGGTAGACCTACAGCATTACTATGTTCTGAGATGGAAAGACCAGAGCAGCGTAGAGGAGTCCCTGTGTTAGCTAAATGTCTGTTGGAGATGAAGAATCTTCAGAGGTATGTGGAAAGCACAACAATTCAAAATGTTATTAAAAGCTATTTCACTTCCTTTGTAACATCAGCAATGCCAAGTACTGATATGTTTCAAGGAATAGTGGATGAAGGAACAATGCAGGATTTGCTGATTGATAGAGATCCTTATGAAGTTAGGTTAGGTCCGGGTATTGTTAATTGGATGCGTCCGGGTGATTCGATCCATTTTCCTGTTGGAGCAGGACCAGAGAAAGAGTTTGATCCTTATGTAACTGCTTTATGTAAATTCATAGGTTCATGCTTAGGAATTCCTTACGAAGTGTTGTTGAAACAATTCAATGCTAGTTATTCTGCTAGCAGAGCTAGTTTGTTGCAATTTTGGAGTAGGGTGAAGGTGTTAAGACAACAGATAGTCGATCAGTTTTGTCAACCTGTTTATGTAGCTTGGATGATGGAAGCTGTTTCAAAGGGAGTTTGGAATGCACCAAGATTCTTTGAAGATCCTAGAATTCAGAAGGCATGGACTAAATGTGCATGGTCTGGTAGTTCACCCGGATCAATCGATCCGTTGAAGGAGATACTAGCAACAGAGAGGAAGATTAAGATAGGTGTTTCAACGTTAGAGAGGGAATGCTTAGAGATCAATGGTAGTGATTGGAGAGCTAACACAATCCAGCAAGGGATGGAGTTGAAGTTGAGAACAGCTAACGGACTACCATATACAGCCATGCAGGATATTAAGAATATTCCTATACCTGAAGAGATGGTAGAATCTCCAACAGGGTTAGAGGAAGGTGGTGGAGAATTACCTAACATACAGAAAGAATCGGAGGGACCAATGTTCCATGATTAAGCAACCATTTTATTTGAAGGGGATAGTTAGGAATCAGGGTAAGGGCAGAGCAGGGTTAGGAGTAGAGTTATATCGTCTAGATTCCAAGAAGACAGATGATGAAGAAGATGAGGACATCGAGTTAGATGATAATACTGATGAGGAAGATGAGGAAGACAAGAAGAAGGATGCATATGATAAATCACAGATTGCCATTATGCGTGTTTATGAAAACATTGGGGAAGACTTCTTCACAGGACAAGGGATAACAGCAACAGGATTTGCAGAGGAGTTAGATAAGTTAGGTGAGATCAAAAGGTTGAAGCTTCACATTAACTGCCTAGGAGGAGATACGCACACAGCACAAGCTATCTTTAATATTTTAGCTGACCATCCTAGCAGGAAAACAACTTACATCGATGGAATAGCTGCTAGTGCTGCTACTATTGTTGCTTGTGCAGGACATGAAGTAGTAGCACGTCGAAACACTAACTACATGATTCATAACCCTTGGACGGTAGCAATAGGTAATTCAGGAGATCTAAGGGAAGCAGCAGATGTGTTAGATAAAATTACTGATCCTATTGTTAGTGTGTATAAGCATCAGGTAAAAGGGAAGATCGACGAAGCAAAGATTAGAAACTTGATGGATGCTGAAACTTGGATGACAGCAGAGGAAGCAGAGGAGTATGGATTTGTTGATAAGGTTAGGGGGAGAGTTAAAGCTGTTGCCAGTTTAGGTAATGGTAGGATTTGTAGTGCAGGAAAGATTTTTAACTTAGGGAAGTATCAATATAGGAATGTGCCTAAGTACCCGAAGATTAAGATAGAACCAAAAGCAAGTGCAACTGTTCCTGTTGCATTTAAGAATAAAGAAAAGAAAGAACCCAATATGAATATAGAAGAGATCAGGGCAGAGCATCCTGATTTGTATGCTTCTATCCAACAGGAGGCAAGAGTAGCTGAGAGAATTAGGTTATCTGCACTTGATGCTATGATGTCACCCGGATTAGAAGCATTAATTGCTGCAGCTAAGTCAGATGGTAGAGAACCAAAAGACATTGCTGTAGAAGCTTGCAACATCATGAAAGTTAATGCTGCACAACAAGCACAAGCAAATGCTGTGCAGAAGGATGCTGCTGCAGCTAACACGGTTGTAGCAGGTGATGCACCTACTGTTAAGATTGGTAATGATGAGAAGAGCAAGAAAGATAAAGTTGTTAGTTTGTTAACTAATGCTCACGCTAATCTAGCTGCTCGAAGGCAGAGGTTGCAAGTTCCCAACAGAAATTAAAATCAGAAAGGAATTATGTTACAAGTTAGTGTTACAAACGTTGGTGCTGCTCTTACTATTATCGGTAAGGATTTAGAAGCAGGTGCAACCTTTAATGCAGATGTTGCGTTAGGTACAGGTAAGCTGAGAGCAGGAAGAATTATGAATTATACTCCTGCTACTCAAACATTAGCGCCATCGACAGATGGTAGTTTGCCTACTGCACCTGTTGTAATGGCAGGTATTTTAGCAGATGATTTTGATGATACAGGTGCAGCTACTGCACAACCGGGAATGGTTTATAAGACAGGAACATTTCTAAGACAGGAAATTGAATCTGCTAATAATTTTGCTATTACTCCTGGCAGTACTATTGAAACAAATTTGAGAGATATAGGAATCTTTCTAGAGCAGAGCTATGAGGCATATGTTGGTCTATCACCTGTTCCTGCAGGTGTAACACCATTAACTGATCAGACTACAGTAGAAGAGTTAGCTGAGTATGAAAAAGCTACTCGTAAGGAAGAAAGGCAGGAAGCTGCACAACAAGGATAATTTGTAACGTTACAAAATCACTAGAAAGGACACATAGTATGGCAGTTGTTACAACCAACATTGATTATGGTTCGTTTAGTACCATAGCAATTATTGAATCCTACAAGACTCGTTATGCAGTACCTGCACTGATTCGAGATACTTTCTTTCAGGCAAGAGAGTTTACTGATGCAGAGGTTGTTAGGATTGATAGTAAGTTAGGAGGCAGAGGATTAGCACCCTTTGTCCTACCGTTAGAGAATCAAGTTGTAGGTAGACGTAGACCATTTAAGGAAACATTTATTCCTGCTCCTATCATTGCACCTGCTAGGGTTATTACTCCTAGGGAACTAAGAGGACCACAGATGGGTGAATCTCCATATAACTATAAAACTCCTGAAGAAAGATTTGCTACTATTGTGGCAGAAGATGGGGAGGATATGGATGATGAAATTGCTAGGACGGAAGAATGGATGTGCTGTCAGTGTATGTTTACTGGACAGATTCCTATCAAGTATCGAAACAAGACTTCGGTTGTAATCGATTACGGGTTTACTAACAAGACTACTCTAGCTAACAAGTGGAGTGTTTCGACTACTAACCCTCTCAATGATTTAGCTGCTGCACAGGGAGCACTAAATGCTAATGGTTATTCAGGTAATGTAGCTATCTACTCTCCTGATTCATGGTCTGCTCTCTGGAATAACCCTAACGTACAGAATGCGATGAAGAACGTGTTTCCGCAATTTGTGCCTTATGCAGGGTTACCCGGAACAACACAGATTACTCCTGCAGGAGTGCAGAAAGCACCTAGCTTCTCTAGTCCTGTAATGGAAAACTGGATCTACTACGGAACATATACTGCTAGTGATCCGGGTAATTTGGGAACGCCTAAGAGTTATAACTATGTGCCAGCAGGTACAGTGTTAATTGGTAGTTCTGATGTTAAGAATCGGATAGTGTACGGAGTGGTTATTCAGATTGAGCAGGAAGATGGAGACTTCCATTATTACAGCGCTGATCGAGTCCCAAAGGTTGAGTGCAATGTTAATAAAAATTTCTGGATGCAAACCATTACTTCTCGTCCTGTTCCTGTACCAATTGATTTGCTTAGTTGGTCTGTGCTTAATAACTGTGCATAAGAGGTAAGGAGGTAGTTAGTGGATTGCACACTAAAAGTTAATATGATCCTAGAGGATGGGAAGCATTATAACAGAGGTACTGTGTTACCGATTGAGATGCTTCCTCTCCATCTAAGAACAGAGGAATACATAGTTGAAGGTGTTGTTTCAATCAATCAGATAATGCCTATTGATGTGATAGAGATTAGTGATGATATAGAGGAAGCTTCTGCAGATATTATAGCTTCACCTATGAAAGAACTAACTATAGATCAATTGCAGGAACCTGTTAGAAAGAAACCAGAGAAGTTAGTTAGGAGAAAGATAATTAAAAGGTGAGTTTTCAGGATCAACTTGAACCTGATATGGATGACACCTTTACTAACCCGGATGAGGTTGGCAGTACTCGAGAATTTGCAATATCTGATGGTAACGGAGGAGAGATAGTTTTCACTGCTAATGTTGTTTGGGATGAGGAAGAATTAAAGAAGAGAGTGATAGTACAACAACAGGGTATCTACCTAGGTGAGGTACTGTGCTTTATAAAGAAGTCTTATTTTCCTAATCCTCCCAGAGCAGATGAAATTATTTATCATCCTGTTACTCCATTCAAGAGAGGATGGAGAATTATTATGGTGGAAGATACAGAAAAGGTTTATCAACTGTATCTAGATAAATTGTTAGGTTAGCTAAACAAGAAAGGAGGTATCTAGATGTCAATGGTGTTGACAGTACACCCGGAAGGTTTTGCAGCAGCAGAGCTAAAGTTAATGGGTGTGTCAAAGGGAGCACCAAAGGCAATATCAGAAGCTATCAATAGGGGATTGACAGCAGGACAAACATTTGCAGTTAAGAGGATCAGAGAACGTTATAACGCAACTGCAGCAGGGTTGAAGAGTGGATTTAGGATGAAGAAAGCAAGTTGGGAAGCAATGGGTGGTGAGTTAGCTGCTAGAGGACCAATGCTAAAAGTGGATGTTTTTAGTCCTTCGGTTAGAGGAGGCAGGATGTCCAAGCGGAAGGGATATATAGCACAGTCAGTTTCTGTTATGATAATCAGAGGCAATCGACGTGTGTTGAATCCTGATGCTAGAGGCAGAGGAGGATTTATGACACCTAGGGGAGTTAAAGAGCGTAGGCAAGATTCTAGATATCCTATTTACCCTGTTATGACTATAGGTATTCCTTACATGTTTGGTAAGTTGGAAATCTTCGAGGGAACACAGAAACGAATCGATGAGATTACCGATAAAAGGTTAGAGCACAATATCAACCGTTTGTTAGGTGGAGGAGGTAGTTGGAGTGGAGGAGGTAAGGAATGACTATCTATGAACTAGAAGATGCATTAACAGAGTTCTTCGAGATGCAGACTAGTGACATGGCATACATGTCTAGTAATGAGGAAACTCCTAACTTGATGATTGCTCCTCAGGTTAGGAGTGGTTTTATTCCTAGGAATGAAGCAGGTGAAATTATACCAGGAGATATCACTGTTTATCCATCAATCATAGTAACTGTTAAAGAAGGTGAGCAAAGGGATTTGCCAGGGAGTCACATCGATTCAGGATGGAATGTTGAGATGGTAACTGTGGAAGTTTTGATAGGAACCTTTGACGCTAATAGAGATCAACAAGGTTATAGAGATTGTATGAATATAGTGCAGAGGTTGAAGGAGAGAGTTAGGATACAGGATTTTATCCGGCAACGATATGCAGTCAGGATGCCTATTAGCTACAGGTTGAATAGGAAATATGTAGGGCAAGGAGGCATGAATAGCTTCCCTTACTTCTTTGCAGAAATGCACTTTACCTTTGCTATGGAGGTTGCAGATACACAGTATGATGCAACTAAGCTGTCAGGACAGGAGGGTGAAGGAATCTTTGATCAGTATCCTATTCCTAGTGTAGAGACTGGATTTAGGAGGAATGGTGAAGATGAGTGATGAACCTAACTTCATGTATATAGGACCAACAATTATATCGATTGGTCTTAAACGTAACACTATTTATAGAGGTGTTGATGCTATGCCTGTGCAGTTGAAAAACTTGGTAGCAACTACACCTATGCTATCCAGTTTATATGTGCCTACTGGTAGGTTAGCAGAAGCAAGAAAGAATCTGACTAAGGTAGGTGCAATTGAGAGAATAGCTTTTAATGAGTTAGTGAAAATGACAAAAGCAGTAGGTGTGAAAGGAACGACAATAACGAATCATCGAAGATAGGAAGGTTAGCCTATGGCAACAGCAACATACATGCATGGTGTAACGTGGAGAGATGTTCCCACTAGCGTAGTTGCACCTGTAACAGCAGATAGTGGAATACCAGTAGCAGTTGGTAAAGCACCTAGCAATCTGGCAGGTAGTAATGCTGCACATCCTAATAAACCAAGGATCTACTACACCTATGAAGAGGCAGTAGCAGAGATGGGGTTTGATTATGATTTCAATACATGGACGTTATGCGAGGTGATGTACACATATTTTGTGTTGTATAACACTGGTCCCATTATTCTTTCGAATGTAATAGATCTTGTTAAACATGCAGGAACACCTGTAACAAGTTCTTCTGTAACGTTAGTAAGTGGAACTGTGGATACAGGATTTAAGAATGTTATTACCACTACTGTAGTAGTTAAGAATACAACAGGTACTATTACTTATGTTGCAGGTACAGATTATGTTCTCTCATTTGATGTAGATAATACATTGATTATTACAACTATTGCAGGTGGTCAAATTCTGCCTAGCGATACGTTGAAAGTTAGTTATACACCTGTTGATCCTACAAAGATTCAGAAGCAGGATATTATAGGTGGTGTTGATGTTAATACAGGGATGGGAACAGGTTTAGAAGTTGTAGAGGATGTGTTTCCTACTCTAAGTGTGGTTCCGGGTAACATTCTTGCTCCGGGTTATTCACAGATGCCGGAAGTGTTTGCAGTAATGACTAGCAAGGCAGAAACAATTAACAACTGTTTCAGGTGTGGAGCAATTGCAGACATTGATTCTACTATGGTTTTGAAAGCACAGGATGTCTTTGCATGGAAACAGACTAACAACTACTACAGCCATCGATGTCCTGTTAACTTCCCAAGGGTAGGGATAGATGGAAAGACATTTTGGATGTCTACACATCAGGGTGCATTGATGGAGTTAACTGACTATAACAATGATCATGTACCTGTTGAGTCTCCATCTAACAAGGGCTACAAGATTAATAGGACAGTTGTTGGTCCGTTAGCTACACCAACTGATTATCTGTTTGGTAAACAGTATGCAGATATGTTGAATGGACAAGGTATCTGCACTTCTATTAACTGGATTGGTGGATGGAAATGTTGGGGTAATAATGAATCAATTTACCCTGCTAGTTCAGATCCGCATGAAAGATGGATACCTGTTAGGCGCATGACAGATTGGGTAGGCAATACACTTGTACTAACCTGCTATCAGTTTGTCGATGATCCGGGTAATCGGAGACTTATAGAATCGATTGTGGATAGTGTGAATATTTGGTTGAACAGTCTGGTAAGTGCAGGTTACTCCTTGGGTGCTAGAATTGAGTTTAGGCAAAATGAAAATAGTGATTCTGATTTGTTAGCAGGACATTATACTTTCCATGTGTATGAGGCATTTCCTACACCTGCAGAGTGGATTGAATTCTTGATAGAGTTTGATGTCACTTATTTAGCTAACTTGTTTACTCCTGCAACAACAGCTATACCCGGAACACCATGATAGAAAGGATTTTGTAACATTACAAAAATTGTTAGGTTCGAAGTATGAAGATTCCAAATCAATGCAACAACTATAGCATCTGGTTTCAAGGACAGAGGTTCATTGGAATGGCAGATGTTACCCTGCCTAACTTAGCTAACATGACAGATGAGTTAAAGGGAGCAGGGATAGGTGGACAGATTCAGTATCCTGTACAGGCACATTATCAAAACTGGACATGTACTCTTAACTTCCATGCCATCACTCCTGAAGGTGTGCAGTTAATGAGGCAGGACGGATTGAAGATAGAATGCAGAGCAGGTATTCAATATCATGATCCAGGTCCACATCGACTATCGATAGGAGCATGGAAGTTTGTATTAGGAACACTTCCTAGAGGTTTCAACCTTGGTAAGTTAGAGGTAGGAACAAAGGAAGCAAATGCCATCGAATTAGAGATAACTTATATCAAAGCTACTCTCGATGGTACAATCATGTTTGAAAAAGATAAAGTTAACTTGATAGATTATGTGTTAGACACTG